CCCCCAAGGCCATGCGGGTCAGCAAATGCGCGGGCTTTTTCTAGGTATAAGTTAAAATGTTCGTTTCGTTTTTCGTTTTTACCTTGTAGTTATTGTTATATTTGGCTTTTGGCGAATTGATATATAAAATATTCGTTTCGCTTTTCGTTTCAAAGGCTTGTAAATAAAGGTTATGGGCGTTTCGCATGTCAGAATTAGAAGCGGTAAAATCAAAACTTAATTTATTATCCGAAATTCTTGGAATATCTACGCGAAGAATACAACAATTAGTAGAAGACGGAATACTACCCGCGCCGGATAAGCAAGGCGCTTACGATATTCCCGCATGTGTTCAAAGTTTTTATTATAACGAATTTACGAATGGCGAAGACGAAGAATTAGACGGACGCTACGAACGGGCAAGAAAAGCAAAGGCTGAAGCCGACCGCATAGAATACGACTTAAAAATAAAACAAGGCTTATATTTACAAGCCGATTTGGTACAAAATGAGATAGAAAAAAGTATAGGTAATTGCCGCGCAAAACTATTAGCGCTTCCGCGTAAATTTACGCCGCAAATATCGGTAGCGCAAAACCCGAACGAAATAGAAGAAATATTAACGAACGGAATAACGGAAGCATTGAACGAACTAATAGAGCCGGTTTTTAATGATACAGTTACAAGAGATACCGAAAATACGGGCGATAATTAAAAACGCTTTTGGCGTTTGGAAAAGCCCGCCAAAATTGACAATATCGGAATGGGCAGACGAAAAGCGCTATTTAAGCCCGGAAGCGTCGGCCGAACCCGGTAAATATAAAACCGACCGCGCAGAATATCAACGCGGAATTATGGACGCTTTTAGCGACCCCGCAACTGAACGCGTTGTAGTTATGTCAAGCGCGCAAGTAGGTAAAACCGAAATTTTAAATAATATTGTAGGGTATTTTATAGACCAAGACCCAAGTACAATATTAAACCTACAACCGACTTTAGAAATGGCACAAACATGGTCTAAAGACCGTTTAGCGCCAATGGTTAGAGATAACCCATGCTTAACCGATAAAGTAACGGAATCAAAAGCAAAAGACGGTAAAAATACAATTTTGCATAAACTATTCCCCGGCGGCCATATTACAATAGTTGGGGCGAATAGTCCGGCGGGGCTTGCTTCAAGGCCGATTAGAATAGTATTATGCGACGAGGTAGACCGCTACCCGGCAAGCGCGGGTACAGAGGGCGACCCCGTAAACCTTGCTATTAAGCGTACTACTACTTATTGGAATAAAAAAATAGGGCTTTTTAGTACGCCAACTTTAAAAGGTATAAGCCGAATAGAAGCGGCTTTTGAAGAATCAGACCAACGCTATTTTTATGTACCTTGCCCGCATTGTGGAAAGTATCAACGCTTAAAATGGTCGCAAGTTAAATTTAACGATAACGACGCTTCAAGCGCCTATTATGAATGCGAACATTGTAGGGCGCATTTAACCGATACGGATAGGGTAAGGGCTATAAGGTTGGGTTATTGGAAAGCCGAAAAGCCTTTTAAGGGTGTAGCCGGTTTTCATTTGAACGAATTTTACAGCCCTTGGCGTAAGATAACCGACATAGTACAAGACTTTCTAAATGCAAAAGGCGACCCGGAAAAATTAAAAACTTGGGTAAATACATGTCTTGGCGAAACTTGGGAAGAACAGGGCGAAAGCGTAGAAGCAAGCGCATTAGAACAAAGGGTAGAAAATTATAAAACCGTACCTAACGGCGGCTTAATTCTTACTATGGGCGTAGATACGCAAGACGATAGATTAGAATGTAAGATAGACGCTTGGGGCAAGGGCGAAGAATCATGGGTAGTAGATTATGTTAAAATCTATGGCGACCCCGACCAACCCGAAGTATGGCAACAATTAGACGACCTTTTAGCAAAAGACTTTATACATGAATCGGGCGCAAGGTTGAATATAAGCGCTACATGTATAGATTCCGGCGGCCATAAAACGCAAGCCGTTTACGATTACGGCCGCAAACGATATAACCAAAATGTATTTATCGTAAAAGGTGTAGGCGGCGAAAATATACCAATTATAGGCGCACAAAGTAAAGTAAAATGCGGTAAATCTCATAGAACCGTTAGACTATTCCCGGTAGGGGTAGACCAAGCCAAAAGTACGATTTTTGGCCGCTTAAAAATAGCCGAATTTGGTAGCGGTTATATGCACTTCAAACAAGATGTATGCGACCGCGTATTTTTTGACAGTTTAACGGCTGAAAAATTAGTAACCAAATTTTCTAAAGGCTTCCCGAAACGGTCATGGGTAAAGATTAGACCGCGTAACGAAGTTTTAGACACTTCGGTATATTCTTATGCGGCCTTAAAAATTAAAAACCCTAATTTTGAAAGAATCGGGGAACGCTTGAAAGCAACTAATATAAAAACAAAATTAGAAGCATTAAAGGCTAAATTAAATGCCGATTCTACAAACCAAGGCGAAGCGCCAAAAGATAATTACGCGGTAACAATGCACAAAAAACGCCGCGCAAAAATAAGTACAAATAGCAATTATGCGAAAGCATGGCGGGGTTAAGATGTCAGACGAAGAACAAATAACACAAGAAACAACCGAAGAAACTAAAACGCACGCCGAAAAGATGTTAGAAGCGATAGAAGCAGTTTTAGAGGGGCGCTTATTAGACGAATATAAAACCCTTAAAATTGCTAACCGCGAAATTACTAAACATACTTTTGACGAGTTGCGCCGCTTCCGCGATTACTATAGGGGCGAAGTTGCGCGCCAAAAAATGAGAAAAAACGGAAAATTTAAGAGTTATAGGTATAGATTTTAATGAACATTTTAGACTTTTTAACAGGACATAAGAATAAAACAAGAAGCGCTAAAGGTCATTATATCGTAATGCAACCTAAAAACTATGCGGCGGCAAATGCTAATAACATGACCTTTTCATGGACTAACTACAAGTATACAAGCGACCAAATTATAGAAAAATACGCCGAAAAACTTGTAGCAAAGTCATGCGAACAATACATGAACAACCCATATTATAGACGCTTCAATACATTATTAAAAGACAATGTAATAGGCGATACGGGTATAAGGCCGCAAGCGCAAGCAAAAGACGCAAACGGAAAATTAGACGAAGTGGCAAACCAAGCAATAGAAAATGCGTGGGGCGAATGGTCTAAAGTTTGCGATATTACCGGCAAAATGAACTTAAACGGCCTTTTTAAACTTCTTATTACAACTTGCAACCGCGAGGGCGAAGGCTTATTAAGAATAGTAAGAGGTAAAGACGCGGGCGCTTGGGGTTTTGGTTTGCAGTTGATAGACCCGCGCCGTTTAGACATCAAAAAAAATGAAGTTTTAGCCAATGGCAATTATATTAGATTCGGTATTGAATTTAATAAATATGGCAAACCCTTAAATTATTACATAAAGAAGTATAGCGACGAATGGCGCAATTATACATACGCCAACGAACCTTACGAAGTAATACCGGCCGACGATATTATACATGGTTTTATATCTGAATATGTAGACCAAAAAAGGGGTATACCTTGGTCGGCTACTTCCTTAATGCGCATGTATATGTTAGGCGGCTTTGAAGAAGCGGCCGTAGAACACGCAAGGGCGGGCGCTTGCCAAATGGGCTTTATTACAACACCCGCAGACCCGGACGCATACGACGAAGACGAAGAAGACAGCCAAACATACGACATGGACATAGAAGCAACGCCGGCAACTTTTAAAGAATTGCCGCCCGGCTATGACATTAAAAAGTTTGACCCAAACTACCCTAACGGCGAATTTGATAGTTTTGATAAGGCTATGTTACGCGGTATAGCCATGGGCTTGGGTGCGGGTTATTCTTCAATATCCGGCGATTTATCAAGCGTTAATTTTTCTTCTTTAAGGCAAGGAATTTTAGACGAACGCGAAGTATGGAAAGGTCTACAAGAATGGTTTATATTTACCTTTTCAGAGCGCATATTTAACGAATGGTTAAAATATTCGCTTCTATTTTCTAAAATCAAGTGCGGTAATGGCTATTTGAAACCCGAACGCATAGAAAAATATAAAGAAATATCATGGACGGCGCGCCGTTGGTCTTGGGTAGACCCGGTTAAAGATATAAATAGCGCAAGTATCGCAGTTAAAAACGGCTTCCGTAGCCGGTCAGATGTAATAAGAGAAATTGGCCGCGACCCGGACGAAGTATGGAACGAAGTAGAAGAAGAAAATAAAACATTAAAAAGTAAGGGTATTTTGACCGAAAACGAGGTAATAAATGATGTTAGCGAAAACGAAGAAGAAAGAACACCCGCAAAATAGAATATATGCAAGTATAGCGGGCGAAAAAACCGACAAAAAAGGCGGTAAGTTTTGGAAGTTTAGCAATAGCATAAACGACAAACAAGAAAAAGAAGCCGAATTATTGTTATATGGGGTTATAGGTGAAGACGGGTTATGGTCTGATGTAACGGCTAAACAATTTTCGGACGAATTAAAAGAAGTAGAAGACGCAAAAACAATACGCGTAAGAATAAATAGCCCCGGCGGTGATGTATTCGCGGGTCAGGCGATTTACTCAATGCTTAAAAGATGTAAAGCCGAAGTAGTAGGCTATGTAGACGGCTTGGCGGCTTCTATTGCTTCGTTAGTCTTAATGGCTTGCGATAAGGTTATTATGCCTAAAAATTCTATGTTAATGATTCATAAGCCATGGACGGCAACGGCGGGCAACGCAAACGACATGGCGAAGACAATAGAAACCCTTAACAAAGTAGAAGAAGCCATGCTAACGGCTTATGTAGATAAAACAGGCATGGCCGAAGACGAAATAAAAGAACTTTTGGCGGCTGAAACTTGGTTAAGCGCTTCCGACGCGGTGGCTAAAGGTTTTGCCGACGAAATAGAAGAAACCGAAGTAAGCGCATGTATTAACGGCGATACTTTAGAAATTAACGGCCAAAAAATCAATATAAAAAATTATAAAAAATTTAATGCTGAATGGTACAACAAAACGGAATCAAGGCCGGCGGGCGAGGGTAAACCCGCTAATAGCGTACCGACAGTAATAAATATAAATGTAGTAACAAATGGTAATAAGAAAGGGAAGAACACCATGGATTTAGAAAAATTATGCGCCGCTTGCGGTCTTGATTATGCCGCATTAGTAAAAGCGGGTATGGACAACGAACAAATTAAGGCTATGATTAGCGCGGCTATGAAAGCCCAAGACGGCGACGGCGACGGTAACGGCGAAGACGCTAAAGACCAAGTTAAAGCCGAAAAAGAGAGAGTACAAAACATTATTAAACTTGGCGAAGAATACAAAGCGCAAGAAAAGGCTATGCAGTTTGTAAAAGACGGCAAAAGCGTAGAAGACTTTAAGAATGAACTAATTAAAGGTTTGAGCGTTAAAGATTCTAACCCGGTAGCAAATGATGTTAAATCTAGTTTTGGTATCGGCATGAGCGTAGAAGAAGCAAGAAACTTTAGTTTTGTTAAATTGCTTAATGCTATGGCTAACCCAACCGATTCGGGCGCACAAAAAGCGGCTGAAAAAGAGTTAGAATTTTGTAGCAAAGCGGCCGACAAATACGGCGTAAAAAATAAAGGTATTATCATACCGGCTGAAGCATTGGTAACACCTTTAGCGCCTAAAAACGCTATCAATACTACAGTAGGCGCGCCGCTAATTCCTACAACTTTAGAAATGGGGTCATTTATTGAGTTGTTACGCAATAAGGCCGTAATTTTACAAGTTGCAAGACAATTAAACGGTTTAGTAGGTAATGTTGATATTCCTAGACAAACCGCCGGCGCTACAGGCTATTGGGTAGGGGAAGACACCGCGCCAACTTCTTCTAATGCAACATTTGACACTTTGCAGTTAAGAATGAAGACAGTAGCGGGCAATACTTATGTAACAAGAAATATGCTAAAGCAAACTACTTTAGATATGGAAGCATTTGTAAGAGAAGACCTTGCAACCGCTTTAGCGCTTGCATTGGATAAAGCCGCTTTATATGGGTCAGGCACTAGCAACCAACCTTTAGGCCTGTCAGGTACTACCGGCGTAAATACCGTAAACTTTGCAACCGCAAACAAACCAACTTACGCCGAATTAGTAGACATGGAAACACAAATAGGCCTAGATAATGCGGCCGTAGATTCTATGGCGTATATTGTCAATGCCGGAATTAAAGGACATTGTAAGACTACGCAGAAATTTACAGGCACAAACGGCGCGCCGATTTGGGAAGACGGAAACCAAATTAACGGCTATAAAGCATTGGTAACAAACCAAGTAAATACGGGTGATGTATTCTTGGGTAATTGGGCTGACTTTATAGTAGGTCTATTTGGCGGTCTTGAAATTTTGGTAGACCCTTACACATATTCTAATAAGGGCGCTATACAAGTTACAGGCTTCCAAGATGTAGACTTCGGCGCACGCCATGCTGAATCTTTCTGTTACGGTAAGCACACCGCCTAAAAGATTTTGGGAGTAGATAAAGGATAAAATAACTTGCCGGGGTTTAACCCCGGCGGGTTATATTTATTTAATGGTACTAATTAAAAGAAAGGCTAAAATAATGAAAACTCAAACTATTAAATTATTATCGGCCGTTATTGTAGCGGGAAGACCGGCAAACCCGGAAGACGAAAACAAGGGCATATATACAGTAACTGAAGCCGAAGCAAGAAACTTAATAGCAAGAAAACGCGCTATTAAGTTTGACGGCAAAGTAGAAGAAAACGCCGGCAAAGGCGATAAAAAACCGCCTATAGATATTGACGCAGTTAAAAAGATAGCTGAAGAATTAGGGGTAAAATTTAATAACGCAATAGGCGCGGAAAAATTAGAAGCGCGCGTAATTGAAGACCTTAAAGCAAAGGCTGAAGAAATCGGGCTAACATTTGCGGAAAATTTACCGCTTGCCGACGCTTACGAACAATATAAAGCAAAGGTAAACAAAGCAAACGGCGACGACGATAATAAAATATCGGTAGACGAATTAAAAGAAATTGCTAAAGCGGCTGAAATTGAAATAAAAGAAGATACGGCCGACGAAGATTTACAAGACTTTATAGAACTTGAATTAGAACAATACGCAAATGAATTAGGGTTAGAAGTTGAAGAAAACGACGACGCTAAAACATTATGGGCTAAAATTCAAGAAAAATTAAAAGAATCTAAATAAAATGACAGTAAACGAAAATTTATATAGTTATGTTAGGACTTTCGGCGAGGTAATTATATTTACTTTGCCGAAAGGCACTATTATAGACAAAGACACACAGGGGCAACCGCTTAAAGGTATATTTGATAATGCCTATTTTTTGCAAGAAATAGGCGACATGGATATAGATAATACCCAACCGCGCTTAACTTGCGTAGAAGCAGATGTAACAAATGTAAGTAAAGAAAGTACCGTAGAAATAAACGGCATTACATACGAAGTTACACAAAAGCCCCAACCCGACGGTACGGGTATGTGTCAAATTCCTTTATGTAAACAAGGAAAAATGTAAAATATGTTTGAAGCGCACATAGACAATACACAATTAAATAATTTAGTAAAAGACCTTGAATTAACCGAACGCCAATTACTAAATATTGCTAAAAAAGTATTCAAAATGAGCGCTAAAGATTTTGCTAAAAAGGTCATTAAACGCGCTAATAGCGAATATCAAATATCGCAAAAGAAATTAAAAGAAAGAATTAGGCAATATGTTATAAATGACCTAACAATAAAGATTTTTAACGGTTTTTATCGCGTAGGCTTAACACATTGGCGCGCGCGCCAAATAGGAAAAATACGAAAAGGCGGTAAAAGACGCAAGAACGGACGCGGCGGCGTAGAATTTGGCGCGGCCGGTCAAAGACAATTTAGGCCGGGGGCATTTATTTACACTTCAAAGAAAAAAGACGGAAGCCCCGGCGGTAAAGTAGCATTTAAGCGAACGGGTAGCGCCCGTTTACCGATTCAAAAACAAGTAGCGGATATAGACGACGCGATAACGCCTATACTTGAATCGGAAGTAGATAACTTTTATAGCATTTTTTCGGCTAGATTTGATAAAGAATGTATTAAATATTTAGGTAAAAGTTAATGGCTAATAAATCAGAATATAAAAGCATAATAGACAGTATTATAGACGCATTTAAGGCCGAATATCCGGCATATAATATATACGATTATGACGAAATAGAAGACGAAAACGACATAACATTACCGGCAATTTTAATACAATTACCGAATTTTGAAAGCGCAAACAACCCTATAAGGGAAGTATTTAGAGTAAATGCAACTTTTAGGGCGTATGTATGCGAATCATATAGAAAAACGGCCGACGGCGTAGCAAAAACCCGCGTAAGAGATACCGCGCTAGCGGTGGCAAAATTCATAAATAACAATGATTTTGGCGCAAATAATGTATTTAATAAAGCGGCTTTTAATTATGCGACTGAAGACGAATTTAACGAAAAAATATCAAGCGGCGAAGTTTGGTATATAGAATGGGAACAACAAATATATAGTAATGTAGTATAACTACGGAAAGGACAGGCAAAAAATGACAGCAGTAACAGGCAAAGAAACGATTACTTTAGGTATTCGCGACCTAAAAATATCCCCGCTTCTTAAAGACGATTCTACGGGGGTAGAGTATGGCGCGCCGGTTGATGTACCGGGCGTAAAAGAAATTACAATTAACTTAATTCAAGACGAAAAAGAATTAACAGGCGACGGTGTAATACTTGATACTTACAACAAACGCAAAGGCTATGAAGTATCATTTAGAAACGCACAATTTACGCAAGCGGTTTTAGACATTATTAACGGGTCTACAACAACAAAAACAGGCGAAACGGGCGCAGAAGTTTACACAACACCCGACACCGCAAACGACGAACCGGGCTATTTTGCGTTAGAATTTGCGCCTGAAAGAAGCGTAGGCGAAAAAGACTATCATAGGGTACTATTTAAGGTTAATGGCACATATTCGGAAGAATACACCGAAGAAGACTACATGGTATGTAGTTTTAGCGGTAAAGGCGTAGCGCGTACTTATGATAAGAAATTTGGCGAACGCAGAACACACGAAGCAATAACAGATATTGCACAAATACCCGTTATTAGTGCGTAGTAATTAAATGTAGATTTAAAAAGGCGGTTTTTATTGCCGCCTTTTTTTGTAATAAAAAGAAAGGCATAAAATGACATTAGAAAAAGTAACCGGCAAAGGTTTTAAGGCTAAAATTTTAGGTAAAGAATATTTGGTACAATTCCAAGTACGCAATTTTATAGCATTAAAAAAACGCTTTAATATTGAAATGTACGACTTGGTAAACAGGGTATTAAATGCCGATATGGAAGCAATTATATATATGATATGGTGCGGTACATTGGTATTTAATGATTTTGACATATCCGACCCGGTAAGTATTAAAGAAGAAATAGACTTAAAACAATTATACGAAATGGACGGCAATTTATTAAGAGAAATAAGCCTAAATATATCTAAAGGTTTGTTAGATAGTCTACCGAAAGCAGACGCAAAAAAAAAGCAGAAAATGACCGGCATGGTAGCGGAAGCGATAAAGAAAATAAAGACGATTCTAAAAATGAAATAGAATGGGGCTTACTTCTATATATCTATGTTTCGGTCATGGGCTTTAGTGAAGAATCGTTTTTTAAGGCTACATACTTAAAGATTTATACACTATTAGAAGCCCGAACGGACTATATGAAGAAAACCGCCGGCGGCGGCGTAAATACCGATAATGAAAATAAGGCGTTACAAAATTTAGACAATTTTTTAGGTTAATATAATGGCAAAAAAGAAGTTAGACATATTTTTAGGCATGGACAATGCCGAATTAAAAAGCAAATTAAACGAATCTACTAACTTGCTTAAAGGTTTTCAAACAACCATAGGCGGGGTATTAGGTGGCGCGGCTTTAGGTATATCCATTAAAAGTATGGGCGATTTTGCTATAAATGCTTCTAAAAAATTTGAGCAAGCCCAAATATCATTTAGTAAAATGCTACAAAGCGAAAAAGACGGCCAAAGGCTGATAAATGATATTCAAGACTTGGCAAATGCTACCCCCATGACTTCCGACAGTTTGGCGAATAACGCGCGCTTATTGTTAAATTTTAATGCGGTAGCAAAAGACGAAGTAATACCGACCCTTAAAATGTTGGGCGATATAACAGGCGGCGACCAAGCGCGCATGGATAGTTTAACCCTTGCATTTGCGCAAAGTGCGAGCGCCGGCCGTCTTATGGGTCAAGACCTATTACAAATGATTAACGCGGGCTTTAACCCGTTACAAATAATGGCCGAAAAAACCGGCAAAAGTATAGCGCAACTTAAAGACGACATGAGTAAGGGCAAAATATCTACGGATATGGTTATACAAGCCTTTAAGGACGCTACCGAAGCGGGCGGCAAATTCTACGGCATGATGGAAGCCCAAAGCCAAAGTAAAGCGGGTTTGGAAGCAACAAAGGCCGATAGTTTAGAAATTTTGGCGCGCACTATTACCGATAAGGCTATGCCGGCTTTGAAAGAATTAGACAAAGCCGAAATAGATATAATACGCGATACGACCGAAGTAGTTAAAACCATTGGCGCGTGGACGGAAGTAAACAACCAAACTATAAACGCAATTACAAATATGGCGCTTGCATTAACTACGGCGGTATTAGGTTTTCAAGGTGTAGCGGCTATAGTCCGTACCGTATCAACGGCACATATAGAAAGTGTAGCGGCCATAAGAGCGGCCGAAGCGGCGCAATTAGCGGAAGCAAAAGCGGCAAGTACGGCGGCGGCGGCTGAAATAGAATTATATTATGCAAAATTAGAGGGCAACGCGGCATATATTAAAGAAACTACGGCGGCTTATAATTCCGCTACGGCTAAATTGGCCGAAGCAAGGGCAAGCGCAAGCGCAACCCAAGCAACGGCGCTACAATATGCGGCGGCCGGTAATTTGGCTAAAGCGTTTCAAGTGGCAACGGTACAAGTACGCGCGTTTACCGTATCTTTGTTGGCAAACCCTTTTACATGGATAGCGGTAGCGATAGCGGGCGTAACGGCGGCCGTATTTGCATATAAAAATTCGTTAGAAGAAACCGGCAAGGCTTTAGACGATATAAACGCAAAATACGACCAACAAAGCCGCGCTATTGACGACAATATAGGCACTATTAACAGGCTTATAGATGTTAAAAAACGAAGCGTAACGCAAGAAGAAGAATTAAACAAGGCCGTAAATGCTTTAATTGAACAATACCCAAATATATTAAGCGAATACGACAAAGAAATAATTAAACTTCAAGGCGTAAATAAAGAACTTGCAAGGAAAATATATTTAACTACGCAAGCGGCCAAAGTAGAAGACCTACGAAAACAAAAAGAAAAAATAGACAAAAAGGCCGATAGTCAAAGGCGCGGCTATGTAATGAGCCAAACGGCCAATAGCGCAAGAACCGGCATGCCGTTAAATATTGAGGGCGGCCGCTATGGCGTTAGAAAATCAGTACAACGCGACCAAGACCGAATAAATAAAGAATTGGCTGAAGCCGAAAAATTGTTAAAGCAAATTGAAAATAACGAAGTAGGTTTTGGCACAAACGAAGAAAAACAACAAAGCCGCCCAAGAACAACCGGCGGGGCTACTACTAGCGATTCGGATAAACGCAAAGCAGAACGCGCGGCCGAAAGAGCGCGCAAAGAAGCCATAGCGTTAAGAAATGCGCAATATGACGCGGAATTATTACAAGTGCGTAAAAATTCCGAAGAAGAATACCAAATACAATTACAAAAGGTAAACGCAAAAATAGCGCTTGAAAAGCAAGGAACGGCCGCATATCAACAGGCATTAAACGAAAGGACTAAATTAGAACAACAACACCAACAACAAATAGGCGAAATGGAATTAGCCGCATTTAACAATAAATCGGAATTGGCTAATTTAGAAATGCAACGCGAAAAAGAGTTGTTAGACCTTGAAAAAGAACGCGGGGCAATATCAAACGACGATTACTATAAAAAGTTGTTGGAATTTGAAGAAAAAAAATATAATTTACGGTTAGAATATCTAAATAAGCAACAGGCATTATATAATAATGACTTACAAAAGTTTACCGAAATAGAACAACAAAAATTATTAGCGACGGCTGAATACGAAAACCAAAAACAACAAATAGTAAACGATTCTATAAAAGCAGAATCGGAAAATTGGCAAAACTTATTTAGTAGTATCGGTAGTAGTTTTCAAGATTCTTTAGGCGACTTTTTGGCGGGTAATAGAACATTAAAAGATAGTTTTATAAGTATATTTAACGATATAAAAACTTCTTTTGCTAAAATGATAGCCCAAATGTTAGCCGAACAAGCAAAATTAGCCATGGTAAAAGGTATAACAAACCTTGCCGGCGGTGGCGGTTGGCTAGGAACGGCCGCGAACTTTATAAAAGGCTTTTTTGCGGACGGCGGTATAGTACCCGGTAGTTATTCTAAAGAAATGCCAATTATAGCCCATGGGTCTGAAATGGTATTAAACCCGTTACAACAAAAAAACCTATGGAATATGATAGCAAGCGGCGCGGGTATGCAACAAGCCCCGCAAGCCGTAGGCGGCAATAATCAACAACCCGTAATAGTAAACAATATTACGCCGGTTTTTCAAAGTTTAGACCCGGCGCAAGGCCAAAAGATGTTTACTAATTGGATGAAGCAAAGCGGCGTACCAATAGTACGCGACAGTATAAAAAATAATAATCACCAAATGCGCGATATTGTTAGGGGCGTTTAGTTAAATCTACTTCCCCTTTTTCGTTATAGCATTTATCGTATAACCAATGCGCGATTAGTTTTTTATCTTTGTTAAATACAAATGCTTCATATTCAGATACAACAAGGTTAATATTTAATAATTGGCCTTTTGTGTCGTATGCTATCGTCTTATACGGGTAAACGCCGTTAAATGTGTTTATTTCATATTTTAACAGTTTACCCGCCGGCGAATAGTATAATTTTTTGTTGGGTTGGTCTTCGGTAACTACACCGTAAAAAGATAATTTATTATTTTTATCGTAAAAAGGTACTAATTTACGGCTAAAACCGATACCCGCCGTTAATTTACCGGCTTTTATTGCTTCTATATTTGAATAGTAGTAAATATCAGATAAAACGCCGTTAAATTCGCTTTTAGATATTGTTAGGTCGGTATTTTCAAAAGCAACTATACGCGCAGAATCTACCGTATATTCTACGGACGCTTGCAAGGTTAGAGGATAACCCGGCATGGCGAATATAAGCATAGCAAAGACAACTAGCAAACTTTTTTTAAGTTTGCGTAGGTCTATAAGTTTGATTCTTGAAAAGTTTATAAAATCTTTTTCGGAATCTGTTAGCCTTACCGTATGTTTTTTAGGGTCTTTGTTTATGGGGCGACCCGCCCCCGGTCTTTGCCCGCCGCGTGTCATATTTACCGCCTTTCTATAGTGGAATATATAAAGTATTGTTTTTAATTTGTTCTATAACTTGGTTTACTTCGCCTAGTCTAAAGTAACCGCCGCCGCAATTATTAGTATAATAGTGGTAAACTTGTTCGCCGTATTCGTTTTTTATATAAAACCTATTCGGCAAATTTTGTTTTAAAAATTCTCTTTGCTTTTTTGTAGCCATATTATACCTCTTTTGCTAATTTTGTTTCTATGCTTAATAAAGTTTTCATATTTTCATAATCAAAAGAAAAAATTAAACTTTCGTCGGTTGATAGTAAATTTTTATTATTGCCGGTTAATACATTTTTAGTAGTTTTGCTTACTAACCAATGTAATAATTCTTTTTCTTCTTTAGTTAATTTCATTTTAACCGCCTTTCTTAAATAAATTATCTATCTATATACATTATAACTCATTATTAGATTTTTGCAACATAAATCATACAATAAAATTTACGGAACTTTACAAATATGGCGAATAGTATTTTAACCTTTAATTTTGAATATCAAGAAGCATATACAAGCGTAATAGAATTTGAAACGCAAATAAACGAAAAACATAAGGGTAAAGAACAACGCTACCCAAAATGGACTTACCCAAAAAGAACATTTACGCTTAAATTTGATAAGAATTTTAACGACCGCCAAGCGTTAGAAGACTTTTTTATAGAAGTAATGCAAAACGGCGGTAAATTTAATTGGACTTGGGCGGCTGATAAAGGCGGCAACGACCAAACCTATTTATGCTTCTTTGAAAGCGAAACATTTAAGCAAAATATTAAAAATTTAGGTTATACCGAATGCGAATTAGGGTTAGTATGTATTGACGATAACCCGATAGAAGCCGTAGGCGCTTTTGATTTTTACCATGACGCAGAGTGCGAAAACTCATTAGACTTTTATAGAATTATGGATAGCGTATTTACCGCGGCCAATAACATGAAAGTATGGTGGGATAGTCCGAAAAAGTCATGGACGCTTAAAATGGATAAAGACCCGGAAGCGCGCAAAAAATTAGAAAACTTTTTTATAGCAAAACGCGGCCGCTTTAGGTCGTTTGATTGGACTTGGGAAAGGTCTAGGGGCGGCGACGGTAAGACCTACCATGTGCGCTTTGATTCCGATATTTTGCAAATGGACATAGACAAATACGGCTATGCGACTTTACAAGTGCAATTAGTAGAAGTAATACCAACAGCCAACCCGCTATTAGAAGTTGAAAAAGACGAAATAATACCCCGTAAATTATTAGAAATAGACATACCCGGCGGCGGTATCAGAATTATAGATAATGAAACCTTGGCCGAATTATACTACGATAATAATTTATATTTGGGCGCGCCGTTAAACCATGGCGACATTATAAAAGACGATAATAGCAGCGTATCAAAATTAAATATATCTTTATCAAATGTAGGGCTAGGAATATCAAGTATAGTAGGCGCGCGTGGCGATGTAGTAACCGATTCAAACGCAGTATTAACGCTTGTATTTTTAGATGTAAATACAAATGCTTTAATTCCCGGCATGGAACGCATATTATACGCCGGTAAATGTAATAACCTTAATTTAGACTTTGAAAGCGCGACAATGGATATAGAAACGCCGTTAGGCGGGTATGAAAAACAATGCCCGGCCATGAAATACCGCGCGACTTGCCAAGTTAGACGCTTTAAAGACTGTAGATGTGGTTACACCGGCGAAGCAACCGCATGCGATAGAACTTTTGACAGGTGTAAAGAATTAGGCAACCAAGACAATTTTAGGGGCTTCCCGACAATGTACGAAGAATTAGTAATAAAAGTATAACGGGGGTAATTATGGACGAAAAAATAAAAGAATTACTAAAACAAGTTGGCCGACCTTATGAAATGTATAACGAAGACGGCACATATCAAGGGTGTTTTTACCCGGTGCAATTTTTATACCCGGATAAGCCGCGTTATAAATTAAGGTCAAACGACGACGACAAAAACTATATATACGGAATTAGCAAAATTAGAAAACATTGTACGGCAATTACGCCGGACGAATTACAAAAGGGCGATATAATCGCTACAAAATTCCGCGACGAATTACATGTAGCAATTTATTACGAATTTGGCAAAATTATACATGTATTTAGGGGTCATACATTACAAATTAGTAGATTAAAGATTTTTAATAACAATTATCAATGTTATAGGGTGGTATAATGGCAATATTTACGGCAATAGCGGCGGCAATTACGGCAGCAGTAACAACCGTATTTACCGCGGTAGGCGCTACGGGTGCAATAGCGGCGGCGGTAGCGGTTGGCGTAGGTTATGTAGGGGCGGCCGTAATATATGGCGGGGTGGCGTTAGCCTTATCGTCCATAGGTAGCAAATTAGGCGGTAGCGGACGCGCGGGAAGTTACGGCGATTCTTCCGCGACTTACGGCGGTACAGTTTTACAAACACAAACTAACCAAGACTTACCGATAGCCATGCTATATGGTACGGTTAAATTAGCCGGTAATAGAATTTGGCAAGACGACGACACAACAAAAAGAATTAAAAGGCTTATTGGTTTTGCAGAGGGCGAAATAACAGAATTTAGCGACATTAGGCTGAATGATATAAAATCTAATACTATAAGCGGTATAACTATAAATAAGTATTACGGCACTTCTACGCAATTAGTAGACAGTATTGTAGGCGGTAGAAATCAAGCCGAACGCGTAGAAAAAGTAGGAAGCCTTAAAAATGTTGCGTATTTGGCTATAAATGTACCAAAAGGCGATAAAATAGACGCTAACTATAATTTAACGGCGATAGTAAAAGGCCGTAAAATAAGGGTTTATACTTCTTCTTATTTATCAAGTTATACGGTGCAATATTCCGAAAACCCGGCATGGGTTATGTTTGATTTTTTAACATCATACAACGGGCTAGGGTTAGCGCTTAATAATGACGGTACGGTAAGCGACCAAATTATAGCCGAATTATTTGACCTTGATAGTTTTATAGAAGCGGCCGCATATTGCGACGAACAAATACCATATACGGATAAAGACGGGAATATAAAATATAGCCCGCGTTTTACTTTTAATATGATATTTGATAGTCAAACAAGCGCCCGCGACCTTATAGACGAAATATATAGAAGTTGTAGGGGCGGTTTATTTACCAAAAATGGTAAATTACAATTTAAAATAGATAAGGCTGAAGCCGTAAGCAAAGTTTTTACGGCCGACGATATAGTAAAAGGGTCTGAAACCTACCAAACTATACCAAGCGAAGAACACTACGACATATTAAAACTTGTTTATATAAGCCCTGAACATGAATGGCAAAAAGTAGAAGCCTTTGCAGAAATACCCGAATATCGCGACGGCGTACCGATAGAACATGCGGTAAATTGCTATAGCGTAACGAATTTTCAACAGGCTAGCCGCTTGGCTTGGTATTATGTCAATTCTAAAATTTTATGCCCGTATTTCGGAAGTTTTAAAACCGATTATAGGGCATACGATTTAGAAGTAGGCGACGTGATACAATTTGATAGCCTTTTAATGGGGTTGGACGGATATAAAGCAAAGGTAACTAGCGTAATAGACGACGGCGCGGGTACTTTTACTATAAATTGGCGTACTTATGACGAACGATTATATAGCGACGAATTAGGTAGCAAAGAACCGCGCGTATTAGTATCAAATTTAAGCGATTTATACGGCGCGCCTGATGATGTGGCCGCGTTTAATGTAGTACAAAACCAAAAATTAGTAGAATTTGCATGGACGGCCGTAGAGGGTACGGGCATAACTTACGAAATTCGTAAGGGTGATTCTTGGGAATCGTCTAAAATTGTCGCTACTAATTTAAGCGGTACGACTTATACGGCCAATTTAACATCAAAAGGCATTATGAAGTATTGGATAAAAGCCAAAAACCAATACAATTATTCATTAAACGCCATAGGCGATATATTGAATGTTCAATATATACCCGAACTTAACGAAATTATATCAAACAACATATTAGAAGACCCGCAAGGCGTGTACGAAGACACAAAAATATATAGGGGCAAACTTAAATTAAAATCTAATATGAAATGGCGCAAATTAGACGACTTTTGGCAAAAAGACGGCGCGCGCTATTACGCCGACGGTAATAATAAATGGGGTACGACAACGGTAACTACCGGCGCGTATACTTCCCAAATATTTGATATAGGCGCAAGCCTTAATAATATAATATCGTTTGATTATACGCTATATTCAACGGACGAAGCGCAAAGCGTAACTATTGAATGGCGATATAGTGAAGACGGCGAAACATGGACGGAATGGCTTGTAGGTGCTACGGGTGCATATCAATTTAGGTATTATCAAGTAAAAGTAACATTTAATAACCCTAACGCGGCTATGATGTGGTTAAGTGATTTGGTAATGACGGTTGATGTACCCGACCGCGTAGAAGAATACACAAACCGCGAAATAGCATACGCGCCGGACGGCTTAACAATTTTCTATGCGGACGATTCCGAAAGTAAAATTAAGGCTAATTTTATCAAGCCAAAACCGCATGTATTAGTTACGCCATACGATACCAACGCATACCCGAATGTATTGGAATCAGAGCGCGGCTACTGTGTAGTAAAACTATATACCAATGAGGGTATAGAAACTACGGGCGCGGTAAATATAACCGTATCGGGATATTAGGAAAGGACTAAAATAAAATGGCAAATGAAGAAAATTACGAATGGACGGACAACCCGACCGAAGCGGGCGTAGCAGAGTGCGACCCGGACATATTAAACGCTTGTTTAATGTATTTGCGCTATAATGCGGCAACCGGTAACGGTATACCGCCAATGGCGATTAAAAACAAAGATATTATTAAATCGGGCAATACTTATACGCTTACTTGGCAAGACCCGGACGACAGTATAATAGACGGGGTAGAAATTGCAACATGGGGCGGTACTGTTATTGTTAGAAAAATCGGCGAATATCCGACCGACCAAAACGACGGTACTATAGTATGTACGAATTTGGTAAGGAATCAATATGCCGTAAATGGCTTTGAAGATACCGTAGAAGACGAAGAAGCCGACTACTACTATAGGGCGTTCCCTTTTACCGTAAACAAAGTTTATAATATGAGTACGGCCAATTATTTCGGCGCTTGGGTTTGCGGGTATATGGAATTAGATAACGAAAGCGTACCCGGCCAACGCTACGAATATTTGGAAGAAAATAAAAACTATAACCCATGCTATATGAATTTTACAAGCGATTTATTTAATTGGGGGTCTTGGGAAAATCACCCGTTAGTAAATTGGAACAATGTAAAACCATGCATGGTTTATAATGCTTCAAGCGGTCAAAACGGCCAAGTAGCATACTATTTAGACCCTAACGACCATACAAAAATATATAATAGTGATGTGGCAAGCGATATTGCTAATACTTCTTTCGCGGGTAATGCTATGGTACAATTCCGCAAAGTATTTACTAAAGTAGAAACTAAAAACGACGAAAAAGGCCGCCGCACTTATGTATATTTTAGTAATGTAAAATTAGATTCCGGCTTTGAGTGTTATTGGTGTAAACGCGCCGACGGTACATATAACGAATACGGCTATGCGCCAATGTATAACGGGTCTTCAATAAATAATATTTTACGGTCTATATCCGGCCAAACGGTTATAAATGCACAAACCGCAGAAACCGAAATAAACCGCGCGCGCGCAAACGGCGACGGTTGGGACACCGAATTATTTAGCATGAATCAATATTTAATACGCTTGTTTAAGTTGCTTTTCAAAAATGCAAATAGCCAAGCGGTATTAGGCCAAGGCAAAAGCGACGGCGGTAATAGTGTAAGCGCTTGTTTAACAACGGGTACTATGAATAAACGCGGCATGATGTGGGGTAGCACTTCTACAAGTGTCGGCGTTAAATTTATGTATATTGAAAATTTTTGGGGTAGCCAATGGCGACGCTATCGCGGGCATGTTGTTATAAATGGCGTACACTATGTAAAAATGACTAAAAGCATTATAGACGGGTCAAGCGCAAGCGATTACAATTTAACCGGCGCGGGCTATCTTCCGTTAAATGATGTTCCGGCCGCTTCCGGCACTTCCGGCGGTTATGCTTCGCAAAGTGTAGAAAATGAGTACGGCCGCTTTAATACCGTTATGAGCGGGTCGGCTACTACTTATTTATGCGACGGCGGGTGGTTTAATAATTCCGGCACTATGTACCCGTATCGCGGTGGCCCTTCCGAC